TACCTGGACCTTTTTTCGGTAACATTAATGCGGCATCACGCATATGGGCTGTGTAGGGATTATCTCCCCTCACGACATCATCAAAATCATCATATCTATCCGCAGTAGAATCCAAGTGTTTGTTCAACTCTTGATACTGCTTAGCAATATGCTGCTGTGACTGCATGTCTTTAGCCTTACGCTCTTCCATGTCCCTGTGTTGAAGCGCATAGCTAACTGCCTTGTGAATCGCATCATCCATTCCACCCTGCTGGGTGTCCTGTGGACTGTACTGATTTTGCATTTGATTGGGTTGTGACTGTGATTGCATATCCGCCATCCTTGCGTGCAGCTCTCGAATTTCCCTCTCGTGAGCCCGCCTGATCTGTTTCAACCTGCGTTGAACAGAAAGCGTATCACCTTGATTGCCGTCCCCTTGTTGATGTTCAACACCCTCAACCATAGGTTCATTTGGCAAATCCATATCATTAGCATCACCCGCACTTTCCGTGTCGTTAACCGACATGTCCTGATTAGCTTCCATACTGACTCCACAACGGCATTTATTTGCCCAAGGGTGATAAAGCGGCCCTGACGCTCAGCGTGCCTCATGCACGCGAATTGATTAAATTTTAATCCTTAATGGGAAGAATTACAGCGCCACCGGTATACCGGCTAGCTCATCCCTAGCCTGATTTTGATCGATCATCCTTAGTTTTTATTTTCTTTTCGTGTTCTAGCTTCGTATCGTGCTTGTAAAGATCCGCTAAAATCTGCGATGCTTTGTGCCCAAAGTCCATTTCGGTCTTGTGATTATCATGACCATGAATGACCTCAGCCTTTCTTAGATCTAATTTATGTTTTTCAACATCAACCATGGCTTTGTCTTGTTGTTCTTGCGCTTTTAAGAACATTTCAGCTTTCTTTAATTCAATTTCTTGTTCTTCAAGTTGTAATTTCTGCATTTTAACTTGCACTTCAGCCTGTTTATTCTTTATTTCTTCCTGCTTAAACTTAAGTTCAGCTTCCATCATCATCATCTGAGGATTAGGTTTCTGTGGTGGTGGTTCTTTACCCTCTTCTTTAGCTAATATCTCAGGGGGAACCATGGTTTTAAATCTATCCGCAATTTGTGGCATAAATTGGACATCAAGATTCTTAGCCCAGAGATCCGCTATTAATGGGAAGGCTTGAGGTTGAGCAGCTAATGTAGTCTGGAGAAACTCAAGGGCTATTTCTTTTTGAACCGCAAATGATGGACCTGAATCTATTTCAACATCAAAGTCCCCCACGCCAATATCATTTCTAATACTGCCATCTGACATTTTTTCATTAATCGTGACCGTATCAGTTTTTCCGTCTTTCTTACTCAATACCATCCTTCTCTCATCTTCACCGATAATGTAATTCAAAAGATCATTAACGACTCGCCCGCCTTGTTCTACGGCTTGATTCATATTGTCAAAATAGACATAAGCTGACATTGAGCCTTCAAGTTTACGTTCACGTCTTGCTTTACCAGAGATATCTCTACCTTGAAGTTGTTCTGTTTCACTGAAACCCAGTATTTCTTTTATGTCTTGAGTCGCGCGTTGAAAGTTCTGCATGATCGCAGGGGATAAATCCCATGGTGGCTGCTTAACAGGCATCTGACCTGTCTTAGGATCAGGTTTTGCCCGTAAAATACCCATTTGTAATTCTGGATTGCGCCAATCTTGCTCATAACCTGAAATGTTATCCGGAGTTCCCAGCCATTGTTCTCGACGTCTATTTTTAACCTCAGCTGCAATTTCCGATCCAAAGTAATTCACGCATTTTTGAGCATCACGCGCCTCATGAATAAATGATCGCGTATATTGTCGTCCTTCAATAAAATATGAATCCCCATCTACAAATATGATCGGCAATTGTTTACTTGGCCATTCTGAGAAATCAATAATCTGATTTCTGATTAATCTATAGTGCATAATGCGGTAATCTTGAGTTTGTCGTTCTGAAATAATTCTCGGTTGCATTTTATCGATGATTTTTCGTGCTTCTTCTGTATCCGACACAATTTCTTTTTGAGTCTTATAATCTTTTTGTATCTTCTCCCATTCACTTTCTGAGGCTGAGAATCGTTGACCATTTTGTTCGATTTGATAAATAATCAGTGGATACCATTCTTTCACAAAGTAATCACATACTGTAATCGTATCTCTTGTCTGCCATTGAAAATCTAATAGCATATAGGGATCAACAAAACTCACAGGATTGGAGACATAAGGATACGTGGCAAAGAATTCATCACGAGTAAACACGAAGTATCTCGCACAATAATTACCATCGCCTTTATGCGGTTTTAGTGCTGTAGGATCAAATGAGGTTCTCGTGGGATCGGAGATCAAATCATATCTAATGACTTTATTAAATGACCGAGGTGATTCATAATCAAGACATACTTGGAATGCACCAAACCCCATCATTAAGGCAGATTTAAATGCGCTTTGGTATATTAAATCGTTCTGAGATTGATATGATATTGTACGTACTAAATCTGCTCGTAGGTTTATTTGTTCCTGCGTTGCCTTACCCGTTAAACTTCTTACTATTAGGTCTGGCTTGTTCTTGCGCTGTTCTCCTGCTATTTTTTTGGTAGCATCATAAAGCTTGTTAAAGGTCATCGCTGGTTTAAATAGTCTTGTAAACTCAGAGCGCTCAACGGCTGTCCATTGATCACGCAAGACGAAGTTCATGTCATCCTTACCACGGGTGATATTTTCCCCGAAATAAGACTGCCAAATGTTCATGTGCTTACCGGCAGTAGTCAGCACGTGTTGTTCATCAATACCGGCTTCATCTAACCCGGATAGCCGCTTTTCTTCCATCTCATTTATTTTATCAGGATCTAAATCCTGATTAACATCATCGGGTTCTCTTTCCATGATCATCCTTGATCAATAACTTTTAGAATTGAATGACTGGAAGGGATTGCACCTCCGTCCTCTCCCGATAGCCTTACTCAAACCATTCAGGCACCGCCATAGGCAACATAGGAGACTCTTCGATCATCGCGAATGTCTTTCTGAGCTTCAGTCATTCAGTGCTGCGGCGTTCCATTAGTGAATGCGGGCTTATAAATCTGAGTGCCATCTAAAGCGGCTAAATGTATAAAATCTGTTGTATATAATGCAATCTGGTTCATTACGAGATAATTATTGAGATAACCTGCCGCCGTACAAACCGCTTCGGTATCCGTAGAATGGAGTTTGACAAGACGTGCGGACGTATAATTCTGTCCAGGTTCATTTACTCTTAATGATTGTACGGGCATGTTGGCTCTCCTTGTCCAAATAACTATTATATTATGTTGAGCGAACCATAACCAGACTATTTCTTTTTAGCCTTTTTCTTCTTCTTTAGTTTCTCAGGTAATTCTTTAATATTGGGTGTTTCCTTTGCCCATCGCTTTGCAATTTCCGGTTGATTAGCGAACATTTCCTTCATCTGAGATTTGCTACGAAATGGCATAAATATTCTCCTTACTTTTTCTTCTTCATCGCTTTAGATTCGTCTTTACGCCCTTTTTTCGCTAGGCCAATTTCGCCATAACTTGCACCCTCACTTCTTTTCTTACTATAGCCAGCCTTTCTCATAACTTTAAAATTATGTTCCATCCCTTTCTTACTTTCAGCTTTCTTGCCTTTTTCTAATTTCATATTCATTCTCCATGATAATTAATTACTAACTGCCTCTATAATCAGTAGCTCTATAAAACAATTCCTGTTCTTTATTAAATATATTGTCCTTAGCTTCAGGATATTTATCAATCCATTCAACTAAAGGTTCAATTTGTTTATCAAATGCTTTGTCATTGTCTGGTTTCATATATCTCTCCAGGTTTCTCCACTCTATCAGACAAGTGTTCACCATCTATCATCTGATTGAGGATGTAACGCACGGAATTGATCCGAACGTCAGGATCGTTAGTAGTAGCGCTAGGACAAGGTATACCCAAGGTATTGAGCTTATCAATGCCACTAAGCTCTTCCATAATTTCATAAATTAATCCAACT